GCCGGGTACAGCTCCGACCGGCCATCCGCGAACTGCCGCGACGCGGGGACCACGGTCACCCACAACGCGCCCGGGTCCGCCCCCTCCAGCGCCCCCACCAGCTGCCGCCGGAACCGTAGCCAGCGCCCCACCGCGACCACCGTGCCCTCGCGCAGCCGCACCGACTCCTCCACCACGGGCAGATGCGAACCGTTCTGCCGGTGCCACGCCGCCCGCAACGTCCCCGCGTCCAGGTCCACGTCCCTCAGACGCCGCGCCACCATGTCCCCGCTCGACATGCCCGAATCCAACGCCACCCCGATCACCGCCAGCGTCCGCGCCAGCAGCGCATCCAGCGGCGCCGACGCCGCCATGTCCGCCATCCGCCGATACAGTGCGGCCGCCTGCGCCGGCGTCACCGGGGCCTTCGCCGCAGGCCGCCACACCCGCGGCAGCAGCATCTCCACCCCCGCCTCCTCCCCCAGGATCGCCAGACAGTCCCGGGCGGTGGCGATCGAGGACCACGGCAGCGGCCCCGACGCCTGCTTCGCTCGGGCCGGGTCCCGCAGCTCGCCGGCCGCCGCCAGCTCCAGGAATGCGTCCACGCCCTCCGGCCCGAGCAGCACGGACACCGACCCGGCCGCCCCGTCTGGCATCTCCGGTCGGCCGATGGCGCGCTCCAGCTGCCGCACCGTCGCCCGCAACTGGAGCGCCCGCGAGGATGACACCAGCCGTCCCCGCTTCAGCGGCGGCCGCACCTCCCACGCGGCCTCACTCCGCGGCGCGACCCGCTCCACCAGCGCCTCCAGGCGCCGGATCGACGGTGGCCTCTGCTCGGTCACCCCTGCCCCTCCTCCTGCTGCTGTCGCCGGACTGCGGCCCGCCCGATCTGCGCAAGCGGGTTCCGCTCACCAGCGGCGTCGTCCTCGTCGACATACCCGATCAGCGACTTGGACTTGTCGTCCCACCCGCCGTGCCGACCGATCTGGACGATATCTACCCCGGCTTGGCGGGCGGACTTCACGAAGCCGCGTCGGGAGGAATGGGAGCGCCACCGCCCGGGGAGCCCGGTGCGTTCGATGGAGCGCTGCACGATGTCGGAGGCCGCCTCGATCGTCATGCGCCCGTCGGGATCACCGATCGGCTTCCCGCGGCGCTGCATGGGTGGGGCGAGGTAGCCCCACCGGTCCATGCGCAGGAACAGGGCGCCCTCGTGGTGGCCTTCGTCGGCGAGCGCGGCTACCAGAGCGAGGACCGCCCGCACCGCGCACAGCTCCGGCTCAGGGTCCAGGACAACGTCCACGTTCTGCCACAGCTTCCGCTTCTTCCGGTACACGCGAACCTTGAATCCGTCCTCGGGCAGCTCGGTGAAGCTGCCCGGCCAGTCCAGCGGGACGAGTTCGCTGCCCCGGGAGGCGAGGGCGTGACCGAGCAGCATCAGTGCGGCGTCCCGCTTCCCCGCGAGGGTGGTCCGGTCGAGTTCGGCGAGCGCAATGCGCAGGACCGTACGGTCTGCCGGGCTGGCCTTGTTCGGCTGGGCCGCCGGGTCCTGGCGCGCGGACAGCTCCGCCCGGTACCCGGCCACGACCTTCCGCGCGCCCATGGTGTCGGGGGGCTGGTGCCCGGCAGCGCGGTGCGCGGACCGAATGGAGGCGATGATCCGGTCCATCGACTTCGGCCCGTACGGCTTCCCGGTGCGCTTCCTCGCGGTCCGCTTCAGATACGACAGGTACTCAGTCACGGTCTTCGGTGCGGCGGGCATGGCGCGGCGGCCAACGGTGGCGCACCATTCGGCGAAACGGTCCATGTCGCCCTTGTAGGCCGCCCTCGTCTCCTTCGGGATTCCGGCCTGGACGTCCGCTTTCGCTTGAGGGGACAGCCAGTTGTCCGGGTCTTCGTCCGGTAGCGCGGGCGCCCGTTCCTCACGTACGGCGGGGAGTTGACCGTCGTCCACCAGCTCGGCGTCAACCACCTGGTCCGGGTCGTGCTCTCTCACACCAGCCTCAGATCGTCTTGAGGATGTGCGCCACGGCGTAGTGTTTTTGGTACCCACGCATGGTCCAGAAACGTTCTCCGCACTGGCACTGCTTGCGGGCGGCACCGTGGAACGGCTCGGGGGTGGCAGGGACCCAGTCGCCGTCCCGGTTCTGCGTCATGTCCGGTGCTTGCACAGGCTTCTCCTCTGCCTACGATGATCCCTCTACAGAAGGAACATTATCTGGAGCCAGATCATCTAGTGCTCCCGAAGCAGGCAGGGCAAGCGTGTCACGCAGTGCCGAGGCCGTTCCCCGTGAGCGGGATCTCCCAGTCGCCCGACTCCCCGAGTTCCATCCCACGGCCGCATCCGGCGCACCGGGCGAGCCGCACCGGGACATGGCTGATGTCCACAACAGGCTGATGAGAGAAGCACGTTCCCGCTCGGCGTAGCCGGACCGACATCGCGCCGGCGGAGCCTGCGGGTGGGGCGATGCCGAGGAGAGTGTGCTTCAGGACAGCGATCTGCGTGTGGTTCGGTCGCGACATCACGTCTCCGCTCATCCTGCGTGGCGGGTGGGCGCCGGGCCTCGAACCCCGGGCTCAGCGATTGGCACGATGGCATCCACTGACGGCGCCCGCCCCCAGCAAGGAGGGTTCCCGCCCACCACAAGTGAGCTTATCAAGCATCACGAAAGTTGATCTTGCAAGGAGAATCGCACTCCCGCCCTTAATCGGATGGGAGTGCGATTCTTCGTCAGGACGCGTTTTAAGCGGCGGCGTCGTTGGCGCGCTCCGCCTTATCGCGCTCATGTCGCTCCAGGTACACGACCATCGCGCGCAGGATCGTCAGGCTGTCCTGGGCGTTGCCGAGCGCGTAGTTGCAGGGGCGGCAGAGTAAGTCCCTGACGGCGCCGGTTCGGTGGTCGTGGTCGACATGCAGTCGGTGTTCTGGTGTGGTGCCGCATATCGCACACCCCGCCCGCCCTGCCGCTCCATGCGCGCTTGGTACTCCTCCACGGTCATGCCGTAGTTGTTCCGGAGGTTCTGCGCATAGACGGCCTCCTTGCCGCCCTTGGCTTGGTACCGATCCCGCTTCATGGCGTTCGCGCACTCTCGGCAGTAGATGTGCCCCGGCGCGTGGTACAGCTCGATGGCCTTGTCTTCCTGACACCTCGGACAGACCTTGCTTCCTGCTGTTGCGTGCCGCTGCGCTCTTCGTAGACGGGCGGCCTTCGTGGCGCAGGGAGATGAGCAGTACCGGGCGCGACCCGCCGGGCTCCTGTTCTCGGGCGTCTCCCTGTTGCACTCGGGGTTCCCGCACCGTGTCCCCAGTTCGGGCGTCAGCGCTTCCTGCATCGTTCCCCTATCCCCGTTGAAGTAGTTGAGCTACTCTAAGAATAGCAGTAGTCAAGCTACTCGAACGCGCTACGCTGAGCCCATGGACCTGACCGGCTACCTAACCTCCGACCAAGCAGCAGAACGGCTCGGCATCAACCGCCAGAGCCTCTACAACCTGACGAACCGCGACGACTTCCCCAAGCCCAAGAAGGTCGGCCGTACGTCCCTCTGGCCTGAGAAGGAACTGGACGAGTGGCGCGCCCGACACCCCAAGCGACAGACCACCGAGCAGTGAGGACACCGACCATGACCAGCGCTGACATCGCGCTCTGGAACGTGCAGAAGTTCGACCAGACGTTGTGCGCGTACACGACCCTTGAAGCAGCCAAGGCACACGGTGAGCACATCATCCACGCCTACTACCAAGATGCGATGGACCGCCGTCGGGTCCCCGAGTCCCACCGCGCCATTGACTGGCGCGTGTCCTGCTGCGGCCACCTGTACGGACCCGGCCAGTTCAACCACACCGCCTACCCGGACGTGCATGCAGAAGGATGCTGGTGGACGGAACCGAAGGCGCTCTCCCTGCGCCCCTTCTGGGTCGTCAACGGGAAGGCGGCAGGTACTGGGCACGTCAGCACCGACTGGGAGATCTGGCAGGGCGTGGCCTACGCCCGGTTTGACCCCAGCCTCGCCGCGTAAGCCCTGCGAATCGAAACCCGACCGCACCACCGAGAAGTGAGGACACTGACCATGCAGATCGTGAGCATCGCCACCGACGGCACCGTGACCATCAAGATGTCCGCGCAGGAAGCAGCAGCGGTCCGGGACGACTTGGGCGCCATCTGGGCGAACAAGGTCAGCCAGCCCGGAGACAAGCTGCACAGCCTGCTGGAACACGCCACCTACGACGACCGCACCACCGAGAAGTGAGGACACTACTATGAGCATCGATCCGCGCGCCCGGGCCTTAGCGAAAGCCCGACAGGGCATGGCCGCCCGAGAGTCATCCATCACGCCCGACTGGGACAACCTGCCCGAGGACACGAAGAAGATCCGCATCAGCGAAGCCGCCGCGTGGCTGCAAGCAGCCGTCGAAGCCGGGATCGCCCCGCTCGCCGAGCGCCCCACCGACGAGCACGATGCGGTCTGGCTCGACGACGAGGGCCTGCTGTGGGCCGAGTACCAGACCAGCCCGCCGTCGTACGGCGACGCCATCCTCCGCCTCGTCTGGGCATCCGACGAGTGCAGCTCCAAACGCGACCTGGAGGACCAGGGCGCCGAGTTCCGACTCATCGGCTGGAGCAAGTAGCCCACTGCCTAACCCGCGCAGCACGGCGCCCCGCCTGAGGAAAGCAGGCGGGGCGCCGCCGTGTCAGCGTAGCCGCTCACCTGGGGTTTTCCGGAGAGATGTGGAGGACGTGACTCCATTATTTATGTCCACAAACTACCGGACACGGTCAAGCGCCCACCGCCACCCACGGCCCAGCGAAATCCGTCCCAACGTTCGACCCCGGGGCGATCGACGAAGGCAAAGCCGTCCGGCCAGTCCCGTTCGTCGCGAACCGGTATGCGGCCGCCGCCAGGCCCAAATTCGCGGCCGAGTCGACACCAGTCCAGCCGGAGCCACGGGTCAACGTTGGTGTCGCCGACGCGTTGAACAGCAGGCCGACCCAGTAGAACGCCCCCGCCGTCAGCAGCTGGGACGGGATGACGCTGGTCTTCAGTCCGGCCGAGGAGACAGCGGCATCGATATTCGTGGCGGCCATCAGCGTGCCGTCCGAGCTGTACAGGCCGACATGATTCTGTCCTGCGACGGGTGCCGATCCTTGGTTCCCGGCCCACCAGTAGATCCGTGTGACGTTCACGTCGGCGGCGATGTTGACGCGGGTCAGATACAGCGTGCCGTTGTTCACCTGCGTCGAGTTGACCGCCAGAGCCGGGTCGTAGCACCAGGCGGCGATCCCGTGGGCTGCGGGCGTGTCCTGGCCGAGCGCGTGGCCTGCGACGGCCAGGCTGCCGCTGATGGTGCCGCCGGTCTTGTCGAGCTTCCCCGTCTCCAGCGCGGTCGTACGGTTCTCGAGCCCGAACGACCCACCAACCCGGTTGATCAGGTCGGTCATGTAGATGTTCAGGTTCTGGCCGTCAACGGCCGGGTAGGCGCCGATCTCGGCAGGGGTCAGGGGGTCGCTGCCGTCGGTGGCGTGTGTCGCCGCGTGTGCTGTCGGGGTGCGGGCGTTGGTCGTGGACGGGTCGTTCGAGCGGAGCGCCACATCGGCCCCGGCCCCGGCGGCGCCGAGCGGTGGCTGCGGGCCAGCCGGGCCGGTATCGCCTTGGTCTCCCTTCGGGCCCGCGGGTCCGGTCGGGCCCGGGTCGCCGTCGACACCATCCGCTCCCGCGGGTCCTGCGGGCCCGGTTGCCCCGGCGGGGCCAGGCGGTCCTTCGGGACCCGTTGCGCCGTCCGCGCCTGCGGGGCCTTGCTCCCCCGGCGCGTACACCACCGTCCCGCCGCCCGTGATGGTGCTGGACAGGTCCACCCGCAGGTCGCCCAGCCAGTACGGGCCACCGGACTCCGGGACCAGGATGTGGGTGCGGACCGGCGTCCCGTCGAGCGCCCGGCCCTCCATCACCGCCCACAGCGTGTCCCCCGCGACCGACTCGATCCCGGAGTTCGGCAGGAGGTCCGCCGACCACACCCCGTCCGTGCCCGGCGTGATCCGCACCGGCCGTACGATCTCGCCCTCAGCGGAGGCCACGTAGCCGACCGCGCGGACGCCCGTCACGTCCACCAACTCGGCGGCCACCTCCACCCGGGCTGGTGTGGCCGGGCCGATCAGCTTCCCCTGCACGATGGTCATGCCGGTCTCCTCAGTAGCGGCGGCGCTCCGGAGCAAGCCCGAGCAGCCCCATGCCGCCCGAGCTGTCAGATGGTTGGGGCTGCGGCGCGCCATCCCGGCGACACACCAGCGCGTCCGGGTCCCACGACGGGGCCTGGAGGCTGTACCCGTCCGGGCAGCCTGGTCCGGCCGGGCCGCGGTCGCCCGTCTCGCCCTTGTCTCCCTTCTCACCCTGCGGGCCTTGTGCACCCTGGGGGCCTTCCGGCCCGGCCGGTCCCGCGGGCCCGGCGGCACCGTCCGATCCGTTGCTGCCGTCAGCCCCGTTCGCACCGTCAGAGCCACTGGCCCCGTCGGAGCCGGGCGGGCCCGGAGACCCCGAGGGGCCAGGACCGCCCGGCTTCCCGGACTCACCGTCCCGGCCGTTCTTCCCGTCCTCACCCGGCCGACCTGTTGGCCCGGGCGATCCCGGAGGGCCCGAGGGCCCCACATCACCCGGTGAGCCACGCGAACCCGGCGGGCCGGCCACCGGCGACGCCCCCAGCCCCTGCACCTGCCGGGCCAACTGGTCGCGCGCCCGGTTGGCGTCCGCCAAGTCCTTGGACTGCATGAGGAAGGCGGTCAGCCCAGCAGCGAGCAGCGCGGCGAACAGCAGCGCCCCCGCGGCCGCCAGATAGTCGCCGCGGCGCCGCCGCTTATGGGCCTCCGCCCGGGTCATGCCCCTGCCCCCTTCATCACCATCACCAGCGGCAGCACAATCCCTACGATCGGGATGATGACCGAGGCGACCAGCCACCTGCGGGTCTGCGTCATCCGGTCCGCGTCCTGCTGCCGCAACGCCTGGAGTCCTTCCACTGCTTTCGACAGGTCGGCGAGTTCTCGGGCGACACTGGCCTTTTCGACCACGTACACGTCCTGCGACACCATGCGATCCAGCCGGGCATTCAGCCCGGCCAGGTCGTCACGGATGTCACCGCGCATCAGCTCGATGAGCCGCCCCAGCTCGCCCAGAGACGGCTCATCGGCCATGTCGTGCTCCGAGGGTGGCTAAGACGCTCAGGAGACCGGGCGGACAGCCCGCTTCACGGCCGACGCCGGAACGGGTGCGGTCACCTGTGCGCGGTCGAACATCGCCACGACGGCGGCGGCCACGGACAGCACGACGGCCTGCCGCTCGGCAGACCAGTCCAGGCCGAAGCCGACCGCCAGCGCGAGCGTGGCCTGGACGAAGCCGAGGACGGCGGCGCCGACACCGTCGTTGGCCATCACCGCCAGGATGAGTCCGACCAGCGCGGCGGCGAGCGCGTTCACCACGGCCTGCTGCTCGCCGCTGACGTCGAGGCCGAACGCGGCGGCCATCTTCACGAGGACGGCTACGAGGCCGAGCCACAGGGACGGCTCGCGGCCGAGGAGGGTTCTCACAGGAGTCTCCTTGAAGAGAGGGGATGAGATGAGGGGTCAGACGTTGGGCACGTGGAGCTTGTCCCAGCTGGTTTTTCCGGGGATTCCGTCAGCGTCGGATCCGGTGTAGCCCAGCTTTTTTTGCCAGCGCCGGTACGACTCGCGGTCGGCGTTCGTCCAGTTGGGCCCGGGCCCGCTGCGGTACGCGCCACAGCCTTCGGCGACCAGCCGGCGGCCCATCGCGGTGATGATCGCGGAGTGGCGGCCGCCGTGGAAGAAACCGGCGCCGGGGAACGGCTCGTACGAAGGTGACGGCTTCGGGCTGGGCTTCGACGGCGCGGGAGTGTTGGGCTTCGACGGGCCCGGCGAGGACGAGCCCAACCGGCCCTTCACACGGGACCGCATCGAGGACATCGTGAAGCCCTTTGGGTCGACCTTGCCCGGCTGCCACTCCAGGTGCCCGATCACCGACCGCTCGTTCCAGTTGTGCGCCCGGCAGATCGCGGCCGAGACCTTCTCGATCGCCTCGAGCTGGGCCTTCGGCCACGGGTCCTTCCCGTCGCCCAGGTTCTCGCATTCGAAGCCGTAGAAGCGGGCGTTGCCGTCGGTGTTGGCCTCGTTGTCGGTCGGCACGGGGCGCTCGTCGATGACGGCCTGGAGGACGTCGTCGTCGCCGAGACCGGCGTGGTTCGCCCGGCCGTAACCGACGAGATAGACGGTGCCGTCCTTGGCGATGACGCCGTGGCACAGCGGGCCGGGCAGGGACGCGTGCCCGTTGCGGCAGAGGTCGACCGTGTCCTGGGTGCCTCGGGTGACGGTGTGGTGGATCATCACGCCGTGCATGGGGCCCCAGGCGCCCTTGCTGTTGCGGTTGTGAGTCCGCCAGCTGCCGACCTCGCGGACGGTCAGGCCCTCGTCTCGGAGTGCCTTCAGAAATGCGGCGGCGCTCAACGGCTTCGCCATCACGTGCTCGCTTCTCCCCGCGCCCTTGGTGTTCAGGCGTTCTGCGCACCACCAGGGATGCGTCCCTCAGGGTGAAGCAGGGGCGGAGGGTCGCCCGTTGGTCTCAGGCTACGGTCGGCCGGGGCCGGGATTGCCCCTGCTCACTCCTCCGGCGGCTGCGGGTCCAGGAGCGCGGCGGACAGGATGGTGGCGCGCTTGCTGCACAGGCCGCAGTAGATGACGACGTTGCTGCCGTTGTTGGAGTACATCATCGGCACTTCTTGGACGATGTTGTAGTTGGGGCAGGTGCTGGTGGCGCAGCAGCACGTGGCCGAGTACCACAGGTACGGCTGGAAGAAGACCGGCTCGGTGGGCTGGAGCGGCGGCTCGGTGCTGGGCTCCGGGTCGGTCTCGGTCGGCGGCTCGACGGGCGGATCGTCGGTGGCGGCCTGCTCGGTGTTGATGGTGTCGCTCATGATCCAATGACCATCCAGTTCACTGTGGTGGCGGTTGTGTTTTCGCGGTTGACCCACACCGTCAGCCCGGTTGCGCTGACGGAGGAGACGCTGACGCCGGTGACGCCCGCGCCGGGCGGAGTGGCGGCTGCGCGGTATCCGGGAACGGTGCTGTTCGCGGTGGCGTAGCCGCGGAAGGTGGTCCCGGCAACGTTGAGGCCGCTGACGATGGTGCTGGTCGGCGTGTAGGCAGCCGCAGGAGTAATCGTCACCGTGCCGGTGGCGATGTTCGGCGCGTTGAGCATGCCGCCGATCGTGAGGTTCCCGGCCAGGTCGAGAGACATCCGGTAGGCGCCTGCGTCGGTGTTGTACAGGCGCATCATGTAGCCGGTGTGTCCTGCTGCCGTCTCCGCATAGACGGCCGTGTTGCTGCTGGCGGGTGGTGTTCCGTGGAAGCGGGCACGGAGCTGTGCGTTGCCTGGGGTGAAGACGATGTCGGTGTACGGGATGGTCTGCCGCGTGTCCAGATATCCGAAGATTCCGGAGCCGTTCAGGAGCTGGATGCGGCCGCCGATGCTGGTGGTCTGGGCACCGTTCCGGACTCGCTCGGCGATCCAGAAGTCGTTCCCCAGGTAGGTCCGCCACTGCATGTCGGAGAAGCCGTTGCCGGTGAACACTCCGCAGCTCGTTACGAAGTCGGCGTCGGTCGAGTTGTTGGAGACGACAGCGAAGCCCGCGTTGTTGAGGCCGTCGGCTGAGCTGAAGTGCAGTGAGGGGTAGTCGTCGTCGGGGTCGATCTGGATGATGGCCCCGTTGGTGCCCTCGAGGAGGAGTCCCCGCCCGGACAGTTCCCCGACTGGGCGTCCGGTGTCGTCGTAGACGAGGATCTTGTTGGCCCCGGCCTCGTTGACGGTGATCCGCTCACCACTGGTGGCGGTCTGGATCGTGGAGCCGGTGATGGTGCTGCCCGTGATGGTGCCGGTGAAGGTTGCGTCCCCTGTCGCCGCGTCGAGGTTCACCTTCAGCACGTCCGAGGAGTCGTAGACCTTCAAGCCATCGGCATTCAGCTCGACCCGGGCTCCGGCGGGGTCACCGGCGACGATGCGCGTGGCGAGGGCGATGATGGCAGCGAGCTTGTCCGCCTCGACGGCGCCCGCGGCGATCGTCTCGGCCGTGACGCTTCCGGCGGTCAGGTCCGGCCCGTCCACCTGCGTGGGCGTGCCCGCTGTCTCGGCCGACGGGGCGCCAGCGACGCCGGACGTGTTGACGCCTACGAGCCGCACGTAGTGCGCGGCGTACGGCAGGGGTGTCACCGGCAGCATGCCGCCGTCCCCGGCTCTCGTGATGGTGCCCACGAACGTTGCCACGGACGGGGTGAAGCCGGAGCTGGTGGATACGTGAACGGCGGCGTGGTCGAAGTCGAGCGGCAGGGTGGAGCTGTCAGCGAGGGCCCCGTCCCAGGTGACGCGGAGCCCGGCGATGGACGGGGTGACAATCGGCGCGGACAGCGCTCCGGGCGGAGGGCCATTCTGTGCGACCACGCCAACGGTGCCGTCCGATTGGACTCCGAGAGTCACCCGCAGCGCGCCGGTTTCGTCCTTCACCTCCAGGGCGGCGTTCTCGATGCTCGCGCCGTGCGCGACGCGCTGTCCTTTGCGAATCTCGGCGACCTCGCGGCGCAGCCGGGCGACCTCCTGAGCGAGGGAGTTGTACATGGTCAGGCCACCTCCGGGGCGCCGTAATGGAAGGAGTCCGCGCGCTTGAGGGTCAGGGTGATCTGGTCCTCGCCACCCTGCCCGGCGCCCGGCCGGACCGACTCGGCGGTGATGCGGGACCAGCCGGACCAGGACACCCACTCGTTGTTGACCTGCACGGCGACGTCGTCACCGATCTGCCAGGAGCCGATCGGGGCGGCCGGATGGTGTCTGACTTGGATGGATTCGACGTCGCCCATGATCTGGCGGCGCTTTCGCTCGGCGGTCGCGCGGCGGCCGAGGACGTCGTTGCCGTTGACGGTGGGCAGGGCGAGGACGGACTCGAGCCGGAGGCCGCCGTCTCGGACGGTGTTCACGGCGAAGCGGGTCGCGGTGCCCTCGCCGGATCCGGTGGCGATGACGGTGTTGGCGTAGTCATCGCCGGAGTAGCCGACAGGCGGGGAGTCGACGATGTTCACGCCGGACCGGAATGAGATGTCGCTGCGGCGGGCGCCGAGCCGCGGGTAGCCGAGGAGGATACGGCGCTTCACCGTGCCGTTGGACTGGTACTCGGTGTGGTTCGTGTACTGCGGGGCGCCGTCCTCGCTGACGAGGTCGTCCACCAGTTCGCCGAGCACTGGTGTCTCGTACCAGTGGGAGGCCCACGGCTCGGCGGGCGTGCCAGCCGTCGCGCTCGAGGTGGTCGGATCGACCACGACGCCGAGATTCCCGTCGGGCTGTTCCTGGGCGTAGGCCCAGATGTCGCGGATGATTTTGCAGGGGTCGCCGTAGGTGTAGGGTCCGCGCCCGTTCAGGTTGCCGTGGCTGTCGTGCCTCTTGGTCAGGTACGACGACCAGCCCGCGCCCTCGATCTGGTACTTGCCGTCCTCCGGTTTCACGGACCACACCAGGCCGCCCCAGCGCAGGTAGCCGTCGGCCTCGACGTACAGCAGGGCGAGGCGCGGGATGAGCGTGTCGACGTTGGCTTTCACGAAGCGGGGCGCCAGTGTGCCGGAGAAGGTGCCGGGCCCATTCAGCTCGCGCCCGAACTCCACGTCGCTCATCGGCAGCGTCGGGTGCAGCATCTGCCCGGTGAGGGCGTGCTGTGTCCAGTACCGCCAGCGGGCCGCCATCAGAGGCGGCCTTCCAGGAACTCCACATCGATCTTGAAGGTGGTGGCGCCGTCAACGCCGATCTTTCCTGCGTTGGATGAGCGGGTGCGCATGCGGGATTTGAACGGCTGGGATGTGCCCCGCATCGCCGCACCGGTCGTCGTGGTGAGGCTGATCGTCTCGACCATCTCCACGTAGATGCGGCGGGCGGCGGTGCCCTGGTTGTCGTCGATGCTCACCCACTGGACTGCTTCTTCGGTGCCCAACTGGAAGCGAAAGCCTCCCCAGACGTTGCCGTCTGCGAGGCGCAGGTTCGACACGGAGAACACGATCTTCGCGGTGGCGGCCCAAGAGGGAATCGCCAGGTTCGCCATGGTCAGGTTGGGGTGCGTCTTCCACGTCTCGGAGGTCCCGGATATCTCGACCAGCGGGTCCTGCGCGTAGTACGGGGTGAGGATCCGGTCCCGGCGCGGGTTCGCGACCTGCCGCAGGTCCACGATCATGGCGTTGGTGATGGTCGCGGTGGACGCGGGGATGTCGATGCGCGCGATCGGGATGGCCGAGTACCCGGACGGTACCGTCGTCGCCGAGCTGGATACGTTGGAGACGACCTCCCAGAACACGATCGGGTCGACCTCGGGGTCCCGGGTGCCCTCGTACTCGGGATCCTCCACCCGCAGCACGATCATGTCGGAGCGGGAAGAGCCGCCCGTCGGAGAGATGCTGACGGTGTCCACGCCGATGTTGTAGGCGCTGTAGTGGCCCTGAACCGGGGACACCTTTCCGGCGATGACCGCCGAGCCGTCCGCGATCTGCACCCCGCCCCCGGGCGTCGACAGGGCCGTCACCTTCAGGTCGCTGCCCTCGGTGATGCCCTGGTTTCCGCGCGCCAGGTCTTTGACCATCATGCGGAACTGCTGGGCGGTGTGCATCGCGCCGGTGGTGGCGATCGGGGTGGGGTTCAGAGCCATGGTGGTCTCCTCAGAGGGCCTTGTAGGTCGGCCACCAGGTGACGGCCAGGGTGCTGGTCAGGGTCGGGTCGGTGGCGGTCCACTGGAGTTCGTTCAGCCCTGGGGTGAGGACGAATTCGTCGATGCGGGAGCGCGGCGCGAGCGGCGCGCCGCCGCCGTTGTCGCGCAGCACGGTCCGCCAACCGGGTCGGGTGTCGACCTCCACCCACTCCCCAGCCGTGAGCGTGGTCTGGACCGTCAGCGTCCGGCCGGAGGCGACGTGGGTGATCGTGGGGTTCGAGCAGGGGCCGGTGACCCGCAGGATCGGCCATGCGGGGGCGGTGCCGTCGACCTCGAGGAATCCGGGCCTTCCGACCGCCTCGGGGTCGCCTGCGATGGTCAGCGGGAAGGCCAAGGGGAACGTCAGGCCGCCGGAGGTCAGCAGGCCAAGAGGGATCGACGTGGTGCCGGTCTCGTCCGCGTAGAAGTAGTGGTCCTGGGCCTGGAACTCGATGTCGCACGGCGCGAAGCCGTGGATCATCTGGCCAAGATCCGGCTCGAGCTTCCGGAGGCGGCCGCGGACAGTGCGGGCCGGGCGGCCGGGCAGCTTGAGGCGGAGGTCCATGGTGGAGCCGCCTCCGCCGCGTACCGCCGTGGTGTCGGCGGCGTCCTGGAGCGCGGCGAGCTGGTCGAGGACGCTGCCGGGGCTGCCGACGATGCGGATGGCGGCGTCGATGCGGATGACGCGGCCGCCGTAGTAGTCGCGCCCGATCCATAGACCGTCTTCGCTGGGGGGCTCCACATCGCTGGTGCGGACGGGCGGCTGACCCAGGCCCTCGATCGCACGCACCTGCACGTCGGTGCCGGGGCCGATGAGGACGCCTCCCAGCTCGTGCTGCCAGTCGGCCAGCTCTACCGGTGTGCTCACCGTGCCCCCACTCCGCCGCGCGCGAGACGCCGCAGCTGGTACGAGTTGTCCGCGTCGATCCGGCGGGCCGTCTCGGAGGCGCTGCCGCCCGAGGTGACGTGCCAGGTCTGGGTGCCGACCAGCGGGCCCTGCTCGCGGATGATGACGACGCGGCCGCCGTCGCCCGCCGGGGTGATGCCGAGCCCGAAGCGGTGCGCGACATCGCCGAGGACGTTGGTGGCCGCCTGCCGCTTGTTGGGGGCGAAGGGGATGTACGCCTCGCCGTGTGTCTGGGGCTCGGCGAAGCGGACGATGCCGCCGCGGGTGGCGTACATGCCCGCTCGGATGCCGCCGTCCGCGTAAGCCTGCCCCTTCTGCGCCTTGGCCAGGTCGCCGAGGAACTGGCTCGCGCGGGAGCCGAGCGCCTTCGAAATCTGCGACTTGGCCTTGCCCGCGACGGTGATGATCTCGTCCTCGCCCAGGCCCGTCTTGTCCGCCACCTGGTGGATGCCCACCTTGCTGGAGGTGATTGCGGCGATGATCTGCACCATCTCCGCGACCTGCTCGCTGGTCAGCTGGGTGTTCGCCTTCTTCGCCGCGTCGTTGGCCTTCTTCGCCTTCTTCTTGTCCTTCACGGCGGAGGAGGCGATGTCGACCGCGGCCTGGTCGCCCTGGGCGGCGAGCTGCGCGGCGAGGTCGCCGTAGCCCATGGAGGCGAGCTTGGCGAGGTCGGCCTGGAACTTCGTGTTCGAGCTGTTGGCCTTCTCAAGCTGCCGGGTGTAGTCCGTCAGGCTGGCCTTGGCGGTCTTGGCCAGGTCGCGTAGTTGCTTGGCCATCAGCTCGATGTATTTCTTCGAGCCGTGCGCCATTTTTTTGGTGAGCGCGACGCCGTCCGCGCCCATACCAGCCAGGGCCTCGGCGACGTCTGATCCGACGCGGTCGGAGACCGTCTCGAGATCCCGGTTCCAGGCGCGTGCTGCCTTCGCCGTGGACATGAGCTTCTTCTCGACCGCGGCCAGGCTGAAGTAGTCGACTTCCTTGGTCGTGTACTTCCCGTTCTTGCCCTTGACCTTGACTTTCTTGGTCTTGTGTCCGGCCTGCCCGGCGTCGGAGGAGGAGTAGAGGGACCCGGTGTTGGGGTCGTAGCGCCAGTCGGTGACGTTGCCGTCCGCGTTCCACTGGATCGCGGAGGGGTCGCCGCCGAGGCGGCGCACGATCTCCTCGGTGATGGCACGGGAGCGGGGCCGCTTCGCCGGGGCGAAGGGGACGTAGCCTTCCCCGCCGGTTTCTGGCTCTCCCCATACCCGCCAGGATCCGGCGGGGGCGATCTGGGCGACGTGGTTCTCGGACCCGCCGGCGAAGCGCTTGGTGCGGCCGCGCTGGATGCCGCCGCCTGCGTAGTAGTCGACGACCCCGCCGTTCGCGAATCCGCCGAAGCCGCCGAGGGCGGATATGGCGGCCCGGGCCGCCCCCACCCCTGTGGCGACCACGTTGATCGAGACAGTCTTGCCACTGATGGCGTTGATGGCGGCCCGGATCGCGGATGCCTGGGACGTGGGGGTGCCGGTGGGCACGCTGATGGTGACGGTCTTCCCGCGCGTACTCTTGATCTTGTAGCCGAGTGCTTCGAGTTGGCGGCGTCCTTCGGCGGTGGGCACGCGCATGGTGATGGTCTTGCCCTTGGAGTTTTTGACCTTGCTTTGCAGGGTCTCGAGATCCCTGATGGCGCCCCGGGTCTCCGCGCTGATCTTGACGTTCTTGCCCTTGACCTTGGACTGCTGGGCCACGTAGTCGGCGAGGGCTTTCTTCGCGCCCGCGGTCTCTGCCGTGATCTTGTATTGGCGGGTCCCCGGAATCATCTTGATCTTCAGGCCGAGGTCTTCCAGCTTCTTCTTCGCATCCTCGCCGAGGGCATCGACCTTGATGGTCTTCCGGTCCGGGACCTGCTCGAACTGCGCCTGCACCGCCAACAGCTCGGCGAGCGTCGAGTCCAGCCCCTTGGCCTGGAGGAGGATGCTGACCTGGCCGGGAATCAGGCCGAGGGAGTCGGCGGCCCCTTCGGCCTGGGACTTGGTGAGGCCATAGTTCTGCGCGAGGGAGACCGCAGCGTCCCGGGACTTCTGCATCTCCCCACGGGCCGCCGCCAGCTTCGTCGGCAAGTCCTTGCCTTGTGAGTCGGCGAAGTCGTAGGCCGCGATAGCCGCAGTACCGGAGGCGTCGGTCAGGTTGTTCAGCGTGCTGAAGAGGGCCTGCCCGTTCTTCGTGGTCGTGTTCAACGCCCCGTTGGACTGGATCAGCGCCTTGCCGTAGCCCTGCGACTTGTCGATACCCTCCCGCATCGCATCGTTGGCCTGCGTGATCGCCTCGTTCACGCGAGCCTGCGCGGCCTGGAGACTGACACTGCCGCCCGACAGGAGGTCCAGCGACTGGCGCAGCGCCCGAGTCCGCGAGTCGGCGTCCGCGGTCTTGTCGGCCAGTTCCCCGACCGCGGCCTTCAGCCGGTCGTACGCCGATGCACCCGTGTTGCCAGCGATGGCGTCGTTGAGATCCTTGGCCTTGCCCCGTGCGGTACTCGCGTCGGCGCCGAGCTGCTTCAGTGCCGCAGAGGCATTGAGGTACTTCGTCTGCGCCTTGATGTCTCCCGCTTTACCGGCCTCCACCGCGAGACCGGCCATCTTCTTGCTGATGCTGTCGATCGACTTGCCGTGGCCGAGATAGGCGTCGGTGACTTCCCTGAGGCTGTATCCCTCCTTGTTGAGCAGCCCGATGAGGGACTGCTTGTTGCCGCCGAGGGTCGTGTTGTACTTGGCCTGCTGGATCTGCTGGGCGGCGAGCTGGCGGACCTGCTGGTTGAGTTGTCCGTTGGACTGCTGGAACGCTCCGGTGAGCGCGTCCACCTGGGCTTTGTGCTCGGCTGCGGCCTGGGCGGCTTTCTGCTGCTGGTTGGCGTACAGACCGAGGCCGAGGGTGGCGGCTGTGATAGCGACGCCCCACGGGCCGCCGAGTGCGCCGACCAGGCCGGATCCGAGGCTGCGGCCTCCGGCGACGGCGGCCGCGCCGATGCCGCGGAGGGTATTGGCGAACCCGGTCCCGGCGGTGGTGGCGTTCCGGAACGCGGCGCCCATCGCGCCAATGGTGGTGGAGCGGGCTTGGAGGACGGCCATCGCGGCGCCGTAGCGGGACAGGGACTGTCCTGCCGTAGCGGCGAGGGACCGCTGCACGGCCATCTGCTGGCCGAGGGACTGGAAGGCGCCGGTGACCGATCCCCGGACGGTGGTGGCGATACCGGTGAGGGCGGGCTGCACTCGGCGGAACAGCATCATCGCGAATACTGCGGTCTGGATCGGGCCGGGGAGGGCGCCGAACGCGGAGACCAGGCCGCCGACCAGGTGCCCGATGGGGCTGAGCACGGTGGACACCGCGCCGAGGGCTGCCGCGGCAGCGTCCAGCACCATCACCAGGATGTCTAGGGTGCCCGAGGCGCCGGACGACCCGGAGGTGACATCGCCGAGCGCGGATACGACCGGCTCGGCACCGTCTGCGAGGTTCCCCAACACTTGGGCGGCGAGCTTTCCCGCGGTGATGAGCAAGTGCAGGCCGGACGCCAGTGCGTCGCCACCGAAGTCCTTGAAGCCTCCGGCCATGTCCTTCACGGCGTCGGTGATGCCGCTGAACTCGCGGCGCGCGGCGGCGGCGATATCGGGGCCGAAGAGGGTGGCGGCGGCATTGAAGTAGTCGAAGAACTTCGTAATCTTCGGGGTGGCCTTCGACATGGCCGAGGTGACGCCACGGGTCAGGAATTCGAGGCCGGGTGCCATCCCGTCGTAGATGGCCAGCCCGGTCTGCTTCGACTGGGTTTTGAGCTGCACCATGGCACCGGCGAGGCCCTTGCCCTTGGCGGCAGCGATCTCAGCGGCGGCCCCGGTCTGGCCGACCGCCTGCATCAGCGCGTCGAAGGAGTCGACGCCCTGGTGGGCGAGGGCGATTGCGCCGGACATGGCGGGCTTGCCCATACTCTTCTTCACCGCGGCGGCGAAGTCCTGCTGGCTCATCTTGTGCTGCGCCTTGGACAGGCCGTCGATGACGTAGCGCAGGCCCTTGAACTGGCCGGAGGCGTCCCACGCCTCGATGCCCATCGACTTCAGACCCTCGATCATCTGAGGGGTGGGGGCGGCGAGGTTGGCCATCATGCCGCGCAGCGTCGTACCGGCGGTCTGGCCGAGGATGCCCGCTTTACCGAGCATGCCGACCGCGGCCGCAGCTTCCTCCATGGACACGCCGAGGCCGTGGGCGACGGGCCCGGCGTATTTCATGGCGTAGTAGATGTCCATGATGTCGCCGGACGCGGCGTTGGCGGTGGAGGCGAGAATGTCGGAGGCCCGCCCGGCCTGATCAGCGCCCATGCCGAACTGGTCCATCATGTCGCCCAAATATTTGGCGGAGTCGGCAGCGGAGACCTGGGCGGCCGACGCCAGTGTGAGGGACGCCCGGGTCGCGGAGATCGCCTGGTCCGTGCGGAATCCAGCCTTCGCCAGCTCGACCATCGCCTCGGCCGCCTCGGTCGCCGAAGCGTTCGGCAGGGAGAGGTCGTTACCGAGCTGAGCCGCGGTGGCGGCGGCGCGCTGCATCTGGAGCTTCGTCGCCCCGGTCACCGCGCCGAACGCGTTCATCGCCTGCTGGTACTCGTTGCCGTTCTCGACCAGCTGGCCCATGCCGAGGACGAGGCCGCCGCCGGACAGCAGGGCTGCCATGCGGGCCAGCTCGCGGCGGGCCCGGCCGGAGTCGTCGGCGATGTGCCGCAGCCCGCGGGTGTCCCCGACGCGGTTCATCTGGGTGGAGGCGGTGCGGGCGGCGGATGCGAGGCGGGTGAGGTCGCGGATGGCGGCGTTGATCTGCGCGTTCATGCTGCGCAGGTGGTTCCCGGCCTGGCGGGAGTTGGTGCCGAGGCTGTTCAGGTGCCGGTTCGCGGTGCGGGCGGCGTCCCCGTACCGGCCTAGCTGACGGGCGCTGGTGCGGGCGTTGTCGCCGAGCTGGTTGAGGTGCCGGGCGGCCTGCCGTGCCTCCCGGCCCAGCGTCCGGATGCCGTTGGCGGCGGTGCGGGAGGCCGCGCCGAGTTCGCGTACCTCCCGCTTCGCGGACTTCGCGGCGTGGTCGAGGGCGCGGGCGTGCTGGGCCGACTCGCGCAGCATGCGGGCGAGGCTGTTTCCCCGGGCCGTGAGGTCCACGGACAGGTTCCAGTTGGCCACCGCACGCCCTCCTCTCGTTGTCTGGTCCTGCTACGCCGCGTCGCGTGCCGTTTGGCGGGCCTGCTCCTTCTGGAACATCAGCGCCGCGTGGATCGCCGGGGGGATGAGCAGCACCTTCATCCCGGCCCCGGCCTTGCCGTCGGGGATCTCCGCCTGCTTGCGGGCGATCTCCGCGCAGCCGAAGCACCTGTGCGTGGAGGCGACGTACGCCTCGACGAAGTCGCCGTTGTCGTCGACCCAGTCCGATTCGCGGGTGCCGCACTGGCCGCACGCGGTCCGCTGGTAGTCGCGGTAGGCGAGGGCCTTCGCGCGGTCGCGCGCGGTCCAGGTGCCGTCACCGATGCCGCGGAACTGGGAGTGCGGGATGCGGAAGCGTTCGCACAGCTCGAGTTCGGCGCGGAGGCGGGCATCGGCGGTCAGCCTTTTCCCAGGTCCATGCGGGATTCGTGCTGCACGTCCCACGCGGCCTGGAAGAGGGAGTTGGCTTCGGCGTCGGACCAGGTCTCCAGGAACCCGGTGGCGTCCTCCACCGTGATGCCGTCGGCAGAGGAGGCGGCGACCAAGGCGGGGCCGAGGGTGTGGGGGTTGAACTCGAACCCGTCCTCGGCCTGCTCCTCCGTCGGCGGATGGGCCTTCTTCAGGTCATCCAGCGCGGTGCGCTCCAGAGCCTGGAAGGTCAGGACGATGGACACAGCGTCCACACGTTCCTGGGCCTTCTTCACCTCGGCGGCCGCGGCCCGTACCGCCTTCTTCGACTCGGCGCTGGCAGGGTCTCTCTCGGCTTCTTGGTTGATGCGCCGTTCGGCGTACTGGGCTGTCGCCAGCGCCGCCTTGGCTTCGTGGTCGTCGCAGATGGTCAGCTTCAGCGTGGGCCGGGCGCGGTTCCGCAGCCGCTCCAGCTTGCTGGCCCAGTGCGAGTCCTTAGCGACCGCGTCCGCAGGGGGCTCGATGGTGGTGGTCATGGTGGTGGTCCTCCGTCAGGGGAAGGGGACCCGGCCGGGCGCCGCGTGGCGCCCCTTCCCGAACGCGTCGGGCCCGACCGGGAGCTGGGGAGAAGAGGGCGGGTCAGCCGCCGGGCGTGGTGGTGGTGACCGTGACGGCGGGGCTGGTGCCGCCGGTCAGACCCGCGGCGGACGCGGTCATCTGCGGCACGTCGGCGCCGTCGTACTGGCCGCCGAACGTCACGGTGATCGGCGTGCCGGGGTGCGGGCCGCCCGCGCAGACGACATCGCCCGACTCGACGTTCGACAGCGCCTCCAGCGCGGACTGCACAGCCGCCGCGGTCGCGTTGTACGCGATCCCCGACGTGGTCTGCCCGGAGAACGTGAGCGTGTACGTACCGCCGGTGGGAGAGCCGGTGACGGTGACGGTCTGCACCTCGTCGGTTCCGGCGACCGGGACCGGCGCGCCCTGGAGCGGGCGGGAGGTGATGACGAAGTTCACCATGAACTTCGCGGCCTCGTTGTCGGCGGTGTACTGCGGCGACTGGGACGCGACACGCACCGGGAAGACGTCCATCGACTGGGACGCGGGTACGTCGCCCTTGCGGAGAATCACGACGTACCCGGTGGTGCCCTTGGCCAGGGCCGTCTCGATGGTGTTGGTGTCCTCGTCTTCGTAGAAAGTGATCGAGGAGTCGTCCGCCGCGTCCGACCCGGGGATCTTCGAGTCGAACGTGTCCGCCATGTCGGGCGTCTCGATGGTGTTGTTCGTCTGGGACCAGCCGTCGACCTCGGCGATAGCCGGTGTCAGGTTGGTCCCGCCGCTGAGTTCGCTGCGGGTGGGGATCATCGAGGACGCGGCGATGGTGGGAACGAACCTGAAGATTGTCGTTCCGCGCCGCATGTACTTCTTGACGGCCATGGGTTGGGCCCCTTGTTCCCGGGGCCTGCCCGGTACGCGGACCCGGCCCCTACACGTGGTGTGCGGTCGTCTCGGCCACAGAGGTGGCTCGTCCGCGAAGGGGCCGCCGCGGTGCGGTAAGTGCCCGACCCGGGGGTCAGGCGACGGTCAGGTCAAGCCTGAACCGAAGCACGTAGCTGATGATCCCATCTGCCGGGTCGGACGTTGCCCCCGGTTCGGTCTCCAGCTCCCTGCACATGACCGCCGCCCCGGCCACGGTGAGGGGGTGGAGCCACTGGCCGGTACCCGGGGCGCGGCCGAGGACCGCGGTGCGGGCCTTGTCGGCGAGCCCTTCGGCCTGCTCGAGCGTGCCCGTGGTCCCGGGCTGGCCGGAGAGGGGGCCGGAGACGGCGGTCACCTGGTAGACGAGGCTCATGTCCTCGTTGACGTCCGCGTACGGGGCGCCGGAGGTGGAGGTGTCGACGGGGGTGAGGACGTAGTACGGCGGGCTGCCGGTGGGCATCACGGAGCGGCCCACCGGCAGCGAAGTGGCCGTGCCAAGCAGTGTCGCGAGAGCATTGGTCACGAGCCGCTTCTCGATCACCGCAGGATCTCCTCGACGGCGGACCGCATGCCCATGCGCAGCGCAGCGGTGATGGTGGACAGGGACGGCTGGACGTGGGGGAAGGGCGGCTGGTTGTACACCCGGCCCAGGCTGTCCGCGCCGACGAAGCCGAACTCGAGGCGGCGGCCCTGCGGCCGGTCGGTGCCGATCGTGCACTGCGCCCCGTACGGCAGGCGCCGCGTCTCGACCTGCCACGAGTTGCGGTAGTCGCCCGTGATGACGTTCGGCCCGGGACGCCCGGAGGCGTGGCCGCGGATCTGCGCGCGGCCCAGCTCGCCGACGTGCTCCATGTGCCGGTGAATCGCCGGGCCGACCCGGTGCGCGGCGGCCTCGAGCCTGTCTGCCAGCTCCTCGGGGGTCACGCGGCCTCCCGCGGTGCCTGGTTCTGGTCCAGCGGAGTGATGCGCACGACCTCCACGGTCGCGGCCCGGGACGGGTCCTGAACGGTCCACGTCCGGCCGATCAGCGCGGCGTTGGCCGGGTTGTGAACGGCGACGACGGACACGGTCGCATCCTTCGGGGCGAGCGGCGCGGTGAGCGGCGTCAGCATCCGGTACCTGCTCTTGGTCTCCCCCACCCACATCTGGAGGGCGTCCGGGGTGGCGCTGATCTCGGACTGGGCGGTGCCGCCCTGCACCGCGCCGGGCCCCTCGTACAGCACATCGCCCTCGGGGTATTCGTTCTGCCCCGTGGTCGGGTTGTAGACCGGGCTCCCGGCGGCGGGGGCGGTGATGCGGACGGTGTCGACCAGCAGGTTGCCGCTGATCCAGGTGACGACCCCGGCGAGGGCCGCGTCGAGGCCGGACATCAGGGCCTCCCCAGGGCCCAGTCGGCGAGCTGCGCGAGCATCGCCCGGGTCAGGTCGTATTTCACGTTCTCCAGGTCATCCCGGTTGAGCGCGGCGTTCTCCAGCGAGCTGGGCTCGATGGAGCGGAGGAACTGGGCGATGGCCTCGCCGGGCTCCTGCGGCGCCGCGACCGCGACGCGGGCCAGCCCGTCGAAAATGACACCAGCCGGGTGCCGCACGTGCATGACCAGCAGGGGCAGCGCGTTCGCGACGTCGTGCTCGAGGGTGTAGCCCAGCACGTGATTGCCGACCTCGGCATCGTCGATGCTGATGTTCGCGTGGCCGGGCTGCGCGTCGATAACGACGTTGTGCGCGGAGGGCTTCGCAGGAGTGGCCATCGTCATTCGTCATCCTGTGCGATGTCGGCACGCATACGGGTGAGGGCGTAATCAAGAAGCCCCATCAGACGGTGGTACGGAACATCGCCGCCGCCATCTGCCACAAGGGTTCCTATCTGCGTGAGCCCGCCGCCCTCGGCGTCGTATCGCTGCAAGGAGGTGATGACGACCCACTCCGTCAGGACGCCTTTGAATCCCTCAAGTCGGCCGACCTCCTCTACGGCCGCGCGGAGGTTCCCGTAGGCGACCTTGAGTTCGGGGCTCTGCTCCGTCACGTCCTCTTCCTCCTTCGGCCACGGCCGATCTTCTTCAGGCTCGGATAGCGCTTCGTCACCGCAGCCCGAACCTGCTTCTGCTGTGCTTTCGATCCGAACTGGCTGACCCGGGCGAGCGCGTTGCGGGCCCTCGCCTTGGTATCCAGCGGATACTTCCGCTGTGACTTGATCGCGAAAGACGACTTGGGGAGCTTGCTGCGCTTCTTGCTCGTCAGCCTGGCCACGACTGATCGCCTCCTACGCGAGTTCTCCAGCGGTGTCGGCGTTCTTGCGCTGGCTCTCACGCCAGGCTTTTCGGTGCTCCTCCTCGGCTGCCAGCAGGTCGGGCAGCCTCGGGTCTGGCTCCAGCTCGACGGTCTGCTGCACGCAGCGTCGGAACTGAACGGCCTCGTTGGTGTGAATAGCGTGCTCCTTGGAGCCTTCTGCGTTCACGTAGTACTGGGTGAACCAGATGCGTCCCGGGCTCCGGCCGAACGGTCCGTCGGCGTACTCGATGGTGATCGCTTTCCTGCTGACCGTCTTGGGGTCTACATCGTTGGCCCGGAGCCATGCGCAGATGCGTTCCCGCTGCTCATCGCTGGTGGCCTGCCCGTCTTCGACCACCGTCACGATGCGGGTCTCCCGTGGGCGAGGCACGGTGTGGGGCGGGGCAGATTCGGTCATGCCGGATCTCCTGAGCTGATGTCGGTCCGGCCGGTGAGGTCGGGGCGTGGGTAGAACTCGCGGATACAGCCGTGGTGCGCACTCGGGTAGGTGGCGCACTCCTCGAGGGATCGGATGGTGCCGTCGGCGTGATCGGTGTCCGGGTGGTTCACCCATCCGCATTCCGGCCCGTCTCGGACCTCCATCCACTCGGCGCCGAGTTCGAAACGGGCGGTGTTGATGGCGCCGTGGTTGGCGGTGACGACGCCCTGCCAGGACAGTGCGGAGCGGGCCCAGGAGTGGACGGGGTGCCGGGCCTGGTCGGCGTAGATGACGGTGTCGAGCGGGTGCTCGGCGGCGAGCGTGGCCACGTCGATACCGGAGGTGGCCCGGACGGCGTCCTGGGCGGCGCGGGCGAATGCCTGGGCGCGGCGGACGGCCTCGGTGATGCGGCGGATCAGGTCGGCCCAGAACGGGGCGGTGAGCGCGGTTATGGCGGCCTGATGGTCAGCTGTCCAGGTGAACAGCGCGGCGTCCTGCTCGGCCGCGCGCAGGGCCCGGGCGGCGCCGTCGCGGTAGGCGATCGGCAGGTCCTGGGCGGCCCATCGTTCGGCGAGGCCGCGCGCGGTCCGGTCGTACTCGGCGACCGCAGTACTGAACTCGGCCAGGGCCTCGCGGATGCGGCGGGTCCGGCCGACCGCGCGGCCGCCCTCGATGCGCTCCAGGCCCTGGAGGAGGGTGGTCTGGCTGGTGTGGAGGATCGCCCACGTGCGGGTGAGCTGGGCGGTCGCGGCGGCGATGAGGGCGGTGAGTTCCTGCCGGTCGTCCTCGGTGCGCGGGTTGCGGACGGGGGTGGTCATCGGCGGGGCCTCTCCCGCAGCTGGATGACGTCGAAGCCGGAGTCGCTGCTGTCGTCGCCGATGGGGTCGTCGGGCGCCGGGGGCTGGCCGCTCTCGAGGAGGGCGATCTGACGCTCGAGGGCCTTGATGTTCTCGGTGTAGGTGACGGACACGACGCTGGAGACGTTGACCGAGGCGGGCTGGCCCATGACGAGGGCGGCCTTGCGCTCGTACAGCACCTCCAGGGCGACGGCGCGGGCGGTGCCGAGGCGGGTGTAGCGCTGGTCGAGGTCGGCGAGGTCGGTGACGGTACCGAGCTGGGCTAGGAGCCATGCGCGGGTTGCTGCGTCCACCAGGTCACCTCCGGGGTCGGGTTGGGAAGGGGGTAGCGGGTGCGGGCCCTCACCGCGCCCCAGCCGAGGGGCCCGCACCGCGCTGCGTCAGCTGCTGCCCTCGTCAGCTGACTTCCGGCCCCGGGCCGGTCGGGTGGCCGCCGTCTTCTTCGCGGCGGCCGGCTTGGCGTCGTCGCTCTTCGGCGACTCGTCCGTCGTGCCGTCGTTCTCCGGCCCGTCGCCCTGCTCGGAAGCGGCGGGCAGCTTGCCGCCTTCCCACGCGTCCGGGTTGGTGACCAGCGCGGCCAGGCGCGGCTCGGGCTCCTCCCCGGCCGCCAGCATGACGTCGCGGTGCCGCTCGGGGTCCCGGACGAACACCGTCTTCGCGAGGATGGCCATGGCGATCAGTCCTCGCCGAGCACGGTCGCGGAGATGTGGATGTCCGGGACGTACATCACCGGCATGGCCACGGCCGAGGCGGTGGTGGAGAACTGCACCGGGTTGGAGGTCTTCTCGGTGGAGATGTAGATGCCGGGCTCCTGCTGCGCGACCAAGCCGGGGTTGTCGCCGCCCTCCAGTTCCAGCTGCTCGCTGGTGATGCCGTACTGGGTCTCGGCCCACTGGGAGGGGTTCGGCGGAAGCATGATCCACCGGTTTTCGGGGATGGTGCGGACGTACTGGTCGTCGCTCCACACCTGCACGTCGTAGATCTCGACCGGCGGCAGGTTCCAGCGGGCCCGGACGGCGTTGACCTCGTTGGGGGCCAGCGTCGCGGAGGGCGTGGTCTCCGGGCTGGAGGCGTTGAAGAACGCCCCGCGGTACTCGATGTTGGAGGCGAGGACGGACACGGCCCGCTCGGAGGTGAGGACCTTGACCGGGCGGGGCGCGCCGATGCTCTTGAGGTAGCGGATCCACGCCATCTCGTCGGTGAGCGGGGTGGCGGTCGGCTGGTCCCACAGCACTCCGGCGGTGGGCCGGTTCGCGGACGGGACGTTCCAGTCGACGGGCAGGCCGAGGCCGGGCAGGTTCACGACGCCGTCGGTCAGAAGCTCACCGGCGGCGATCTCCATGGCGGTCTTGATGGATTCGAAGTGCCGGTCGAGGTCGTCGTACAGCTTGTCGATGAACTCTTGGTCGTCGGCGCCGCGGGCGGCCGTCATCAGGATGATCTGGAGTTCGGTCATCGGCAGGGTCTGGCCGACTGGGGGCAGCATGCCCTCGTTGATGACGCGCTCTGCCTGCCGCTTGGCGATGACGTTCGGCGCGTCCCAGGCGCGGAACTTGGCGGCGTTGACCCGGCGCTTGCTGCTCTCGGTCTTGAACTTTATGCCGTTGATCTTCTTTTCCGGGACGATCTGCCGGGTCAGGGCGTAGTCCTCGGGAGTGGTCAGGCCACGCACGTAGGCGTTGATGTCCTCGGCGGTGACGTTCCGCAGGAGACGGTCCAGGGTGCTCATGATCGGTCTCCTCGGTTACCGGTAGTGGATGTTGACGCCGGGCGCGACGGACGCGACGTCGGTGGGGTCGAACGGGATCGGGCACTTGTCGGCGTAGACCTCGCCGAACCACAGGAGCGCGCCGGAGGTCTTGGTGGAGCCCGGGGTGAACGTGGACTCGGTGCACAGGAAGCCGTGGAGGACTTCGGTCCCGTCGCTGGCGGTTGCCGCGCCGCCGGCGGTGGTGGTGGTGACGGTGACGGCGGGGCTGGTGCCTCCGGTGAGGCTCGCCGCGGAGGCGGTCATCTGGCTGACGTCGTCGCCGAGGTACTGGCCGACGAATGTGACGACCATGGCCGTGCCGGGGTGGGGGCCGCCAGTGACGGTGACATCGCCGACTTCGACGTTGGACAGGGCCTCGAGCGCGGTCTTCACCTGCGTGGCGGTCGCGTTGTACGGGATGCCCGCGGTGGTCTGGCCGGAGAACGTGAGGGTGTAGGTGCCGCCGGTCGGCGTGCCGGTGACGGTGACGGTCTGCACCTCGGACGTCGGGCCCGCGTACGGGGCGTACAGGCCGGAGGCGGTGACGCGGCCGAGCGGGATACCGGACTTGATGACGTTCCGCGGCTGGAGCAGGGTCCCGGCCTCGTAGTGGACACCGGCGGTCAGCTTGGTGGTGTCCAGCAGGATGGTGTTGGTGTCGTTCGTTCCCACGAGGGAGGCGAGCCAGGGCCGGTCGGCGGTGGCTTCCTCGCTCACGGTCATGGGCTGGAAGTCGTTCACTTCCCTCTCCTCATGCTGTGGCTGGTGTTCTGCTGCGCCGGGTGGGGCGCGTCCACGTGAGGAGAGGGCGTGGTCCCTGATGGTGCTGGGTGGTGCGGTCTATGCGGCGGGGAGCTTCCCGCGGCGGCGGAGCATCTCGCGGCCGTGGTCGCCGGGCTTGGCGGCGGGGGCCTGCCTGGAGGGCGGGCCGCCGGCGGGTGCGCCGCCGGGCGCCGGGGGCGTGGTGGCCGCCGACACTGCGGGGGCGATGCCGAACAGCTCGGGCCTGCGTTCCTTCAGTGCGGAGGCGGCCTCCTGGACGGTGGCGTCGTCGGCGTCGTCCGCCACGCGGAGCAGGGCCGCTGCGTCGTCGAGGTCGTCGCCGGTTGCGCCGAGGCCGACGAGGACGGCGCGCCAGTTGGCGTTCCGCTCGCGGGCGACGGCGGCGGCCTCGCGGTCGGCGAGTTCCTGCTCGCGCTTGGCCAGGGCCTGCTCGCGCTTCTCCTGCTCGGACAGCTGC